GAATCCAAATCCTGGTAAAAATTTAAAGTGAACAAAATATTGTTTCTTTTCTTTTTTAGCATCTTGAGCATCCCAATTTCTTTTAACTGATAAAACTTCTTTAGATCCTTCTTCAAGAGTTACAATGTAAGGAAGTTTAATACCTGTGGGCTCACCATCTTGATCTTTATCTTCAAAACCTTCTAAATCTAAATTAACATGACATTCTAATAATGTAAAAACCTCATCGCTATATTCACTTTTTGTAATTCCTTCTAATTGTTTTTCTTTATCTTTAATATCATTTGTACTTGTGCCATCATCAGCAGGTAATAATTCTATGTCTCTATAAAAACCATTTACTTGTTGTTTTCTTAAATCATTTGCCGATACTCTTAATACATGAATAATTGCTTCAGCATCTTCTAATGATGTTGCTGAATAAGGAACAACTAAATCTTCCGCTGGAATAAATTGAGAAACTGCTCTTCCTAATGTTTCTTCGTAATAAACTTTTTTAAATGTAGATCCTGATAATGGTAAATAAAATAACATTTGATCAAACTCTGGTTCATATTCTTTCATGACATCCATAATTTGATAGTTCATAAATTCTTTAACTCTTTCAGCTTGTTGTTCTGTATCTGGAGTTGATGCTCCAATAACTTGAGTTCTAACTGGTCCTTCTGCTGGTAATAATTCTTTATAAGCTAATGCTTGAAATTGTGTAACTGCTTCTGCAAGAACTGGATGTGTTGCACCTGATGCACCTTGAAATGGTTCTGTTCTTTGCTCGTATTTAAATCCTAATAAATCTAACCCTTGTGTATAAGCTTGTTCCCAATCTTTTCTTGAACTTTTATAATCTTCGTAATTTTGACCAAGTTCTGTTCCAAGTAAATTAAGATCATTCTCATCTATAAATTCTGCAAGGTTAGCTCCATGCTCTAAAGCTTCTCCTTCCATTTTTGCTTTTGGATCAAAGTTTATATCAACACTACCATCTTCATTTTCTGTAAGTTCTGTAGGGCTAGATGAAACTGTTTCAGTTTCAGATACAACTTGTTCTATCTCCTGTTCAGGAGTTAAAGAACTACCTATGTTTGGGATTAACCCTTTGTCTATTTCTGCCATTTATTGTTTTCTCCGGATTAGATGTTCTAACAGTATTATAACTAATATTCAAGCCTTGTGGGTTTGGTCCTCTTTTAGGAGGTATTGTTAATGTTAATCTCTTAGGTTTAATCATTCTGGTAATTTAAATATATCTTCACTAGATTTAATAATTTCTTCTGGTTGTGCTTTTGAACCAAGTTCCCCTGATTGTCTCATAATAAAAGTTGAAGGATCGTCTGACATTTCATTTCTTAAAGATTGTTTAACAGGTATAATTTTTCTATTTTTAATATTACCTGTTGCAAATCTTTCAGCAGCTTCTATATCTCCAAAAACAGTATTTCGTTTTGGATTTTTAGGAACTTCTGTAAACGTAATATCTACATCATCCGGACCGTTTGCAAATAGTGTAGGTTCTGGTTCAAGAACTTTAAATTCTGCTGGTTCTATTTTTTTCTCACCTTTATAATTTTGAATTTCCATTTTAGGTCTATAATACAAACTTACAGGCTGACCAAATGATTCTTGATTTCTAGGTGAATCAATATCAACAGCTAATCTTCCATCAGGATATTCTCTTAAAATAAAAGTTGTATCACCATCTACATGTTTAGTTAATTTTTCTTCCCCTGTTGGTAATCTACTTCCAAAAGGTCTAGGATCATTTTTATAAGATGGTTCCATTATTAAATTTTTTTCTTCAAAAGGTTTTCCCATTTCTTTTACTTTTTCAACAAGTTTTGGAAACCAAGGATACATTCCTTCTGCTGGTTCTAATTTTATTTTAGATGCAACCCTTCCAGCTTGAGTTGCTTTCTTTCCACCTTTTATAGCTTTTATTAAGTCAGGTGCTATTGCTCCTGTGGCTGCTGTTCCTCCTAATAATTTTAAAAACCCTCTTTTAGACATTCCTCCTTTTTTAAGTTCTACTCTTTCATTTCCAATAAATGGTATTTTTACAGCTGGTGTTTCATTTTGTGTTTCAACCGGTGTTTCAGCTACTGGTGTTTCAACATCTTGTGGTAATTCTGTCAAAGGTTCACCAGCTTTTATTTTTTTTCCAAGTACTTTTTCAATGTCTTCTATTTCCATTTTGTTAAATAAATCTAATTCTTCTGCTATATCGTATGCAATTTTTTGTTGTATATCTTTGAATCCTAGTCTTTGAAGAGGAGTTATTCCTTGCGCAGGTTTTATACCTAATTTTGATGCAATATTTCTATCTGTTATCTCTTTAGCTAAAATTGGAATTGCTTGTAAAACTGCATCTCTATTTTTTTCAAGGTATTCATTTTTACTTAAATAATCTTGTAATTCTTTTATTCTAGAATTTACTGTCATTAAATCTTGATATGCAATAGATGATCCTTCATCATAAGTAGTATCTTTAAATAATTTTTCTTCTAAATCTTTTTTTTCTTGCATTAGCCCTTTAAGTTCAGGGATATACGAAAGATTTTTTAATCCTATATCTGTTGTCTTTGGATCTTTAGCTACTTTTAATAATTCTTCCTCCAAACTTTTACCATAGCCAAATAGTCCTAATAAAGATTCTCTTTTTGCACCTTCAAAATCTCCAGAAGCTATTCTTGGAAGAGCCATAATTGTTTCTAAAGCAATATCTCCAAATGTAAAAAATTTTCCTGCGACTTTAATAGGTTTTGGAATTCTATCAACTAAATTTTTAACAGTGTTTATTTCTTTAGAATATACTTGTTGAGCTAGTTCACTCATTTGAGAAGGATCTACTCCAGTGTTTAATCTGTTAAATACATTTTTAACTGCTGTTTCTTCTTCAGGTGTAACATTTAATATGTTTTCTAATTTTTTTAATCCTATTTTTTTATTAGCTATTTCTCCTTCTTTAGTTAATAACCCTAAATCTTTTCCTATTTCACTTGCTGTTTTACCATAAGCTTCTCCTCTTTGTTTAAATACATCAACATCGAAGTTTTTTATTTTATCTATTGGTTTAACATTTGTTTTTACTTTTACTTCATTAGGAGTAAATTCAAATTCTACCGGATCTACTATTCCACCAAATTCTTTTGAACCTGTAATATAATTCATAAATTGTTTTCTTAATTCAATTTCTTTTTGTAAAGATTTTTTAACTTTTTCATCTGTTGAAATATTATATTTTTCAATTGCTTGATTTACAGGGTCATCAAAATTAGTTTTTTTAAACGAATTTAAATCTCCTTGTATTAAACTATTAACTTTTAATTGTTGATCAGAGGTTCCTCCATATTTTCTTGAAAAAGGATGTTCTGCTTGTCCTCCTGCTTTTCTAAAAATACCATCGTTAGGACTAAAAAATTTTTCAGCTGCAGCATATAATCTTTGAGCTTCTTTTGTTTTTCCTTCAGCATTTAATATATCTGCTGCTTGTATTGTTTTAGAATAGTTTCCTGCAAAAAGATCTGTAAGTCCTGCTTTTAACCATGGGGCTCTTTCTCCAACTTCTATATTTTTATAAGTTTTAAATTGAGTAGCATCTTTATTAGATGGTAGTTTTCCTTCTAACTTTAAAACATTTAATTGACCTACCCTTTGGTTAAAAGTTTGTAATGGATTTTCTAAATTTGAAAATTTTTTAACAAACTGATTTTTAGCATTATCTAAAGGAATATTTTTATCATTTAAATTATTTAAAAATTCTAATTGTTCTTTTCTTTGAACAGACCTTATATTTGTAGTTCTTGGCATCCAATTTTTTATTTCAGTTAATGCATTTTTATCTAACGCATTTCTATCTACTGTGCTAACTTCAAATTTACCTGCTCTCCAATCTTTAAAATCTCTATTTATAGTTTCATATAATTTTGATGGTTTATTTTTAGTAGCTGGTTCTCCTAAAAAAGGTTTTAATTCTTTTGCTAGTTTTTCTTCACCATCAAATTCACCTACAGTGTCTAAATGTTTCATAAAACTATCAACAACCATTTCTCTTCTATATTGAACAGGATCTATCCAATTATTTTCTTCAAAGACTTTAGTAATTGCTTTATTTATAAATTCTCTGTTATTTAATTTTATATTATTTTTTTTAAATTCTTTTATTAACATTGGATGAGTTGTTTTTTCATTCCAATTTACAACTTTAAAACCTTCTTTTTTTTCTACAGAATTTTTTAATTTTTCTTTTATTATTTTTAATACATCAGGTCTTTCATAAGCAATACCTATCGCAGGTCTTCCACCATTACCAAATTCCTGCCTATCAACACTCCCTCCTTCAACTAATTCTAACTGTCTAAACTGTGGATCAGTAATTCCCGGCTGCATGATGCCTGCATCTTGAGACTGTTCCCAGGCAAAAGGTTCTTCGTCTAAAGTTCGTTTTGTGTCTAAATAAAAAGTTCTTGTTAAATTTTTATTCGTACGCATACGATATCTTTCTGCTTCTTTATATGAACCGATGCCCATTTAAAATCCCATTAAGTAATTTAATCCACCTTCAGCATTTTGATTTCTGCTTTTTAAAACTTCTAATTTTTTAATTTCCATAACTTGATCTTCTGGTTCCATTTGTTTTATTCTCATGGCTTCTTCCATACTAATTCCATAAGTGTTAGATAATTCTTGTGTTTGTTTCATTCCTTCTGGTAAATTTTCTCCTTTTGTAAAAAAATCTACAGTATCATCTCCATAAACTACAAGTTTTTTATTTTCAGGAAAATCTTGAGTAAATGTTTTCCAAACATTTTCATTATTAGCAAGTTCAGGGTTTGCTCTTATTTCTTTTATAAAATTTGGAAATGTTTTTTGTACATATTCATCTGTTGGATTTGCATCAATTGTACTTTGCATAATTCTCTCTAGCACATGTTGCTTTGTAAATCTTCCTTCTCCTGCTTTTGGTAATGTTTCAGGTGTTTCTACTACTTCTGCTGATTTTAATTCTTCTTGATATTTTTTAGGAACACTTAAACCTTTTGCTTTTCTAGTTTGCACAATACTTTTTGTTAATGTATCTCTATCAGATATACTAACGTCTAAAGGTGGATTATATAAACCTCCCCCAATAAACTTTCCTTGACTATCTACAATTGGAGTAGAATGTGGATAAGCAACTTTAATTCTATAAGCATGTGCAAGTTGTTCAGGAGTAAAATTAGAACCTGTTTCTTCATTAATTCTTTTTGTAAATTCTTCAAGCGTTGGTCCTTCTTCTTTATATTTTTTAATATAATCTATCATTTCATCATCTGTAAATTCTTTAGTTTGTTTTTCTGCTGTTGTTATAAATTCATCTGGAACCGTAACTTCACCTGTTTTAGGGTTAACAGTTTCCATAGATTTTTTACCTTTAAGTTTTTTATTTGCATTTTTAATTATATCTAAAACTTTTTTACCTTTTCCACCACTTGCAAATTTTGTTCTAGTAATTCCACCTTCAGCAAATTCTTCTGGTGGTTTCTTTTTAAATGGAATAACTATTCCTTCTGGTACTTCTTCTACTTCAGGTGTTGATTTAATTCCTTTTTCTTCTAATGCTTTTGCAATCTCATCATTCCTATCTTTTAATCTATTATATTCAGGATAAGTAATTAAAGTTCCACCTTCATCATCTGTTAATAATAATCTATCTTGATTTGCATTATACTCATCTATTAAATCATCTATACTTGTTCTCTTAGTAGCTTCTGCTTTAAAGTCTTTCACCTTAGCTGGTTCATTAATTCCAAATTCTTGTTCTGCTTTTTTAGCTTCTTCAATAGTTGTAGTTTCAGGTAGATCACTTGTACGTGGTTCAAATTTAAATCTTGTTTTTGCAAAATTTGCAGCTTCCTCTGGAGTTCTCATTTGAGAAAAATCATCTGTTAAAGTATTTAATTGTTCTAATGCATCTTCTCCATAAATTTTTCTAAAGTCATTAATAGGATCTCTTGTGCTTCCTAGTTGTTCAAAAGTCATTCCTTTAATTTTTCCATCTTTAATGTCTTGATATAAAATACTTCTAGTAGTTGCTCTAACCAAACCTTTTCTATTTTCTTCTTGCATAACTTTTTGAAAACTTGCGTAGTCGCTCATTATGTCTCCAATAACAGATTTTGGTTTAGTTGTTTCTTCTAATTTTTTTCCAACCTCTTCTAATTGTTTACCAGCTTTTTCTAATCCACCAGCTATGGATGTTGGTCTAAGAGATTCTAAACCTTTAACAGGTGCTTTAGTTGTAATATCAATAATGTTAGTCGGATTAAGTAAACTATCTAAATAATTTAAATTGTTTAAAAGATTATTTACTTCAACATCGTTTAATTGTTTTTGAAAAAATAATGAAGCAACTTCTTCAATTTCATTTTTAACAGTGTTAGTACCAATCTTTCCGGCTTCAACATCTTCTAAAAGATAATCTCTATTTAACTGTTTAGTTAAAATTGGTTTTTTAATAGGTGTTACTTTCCTGTCGCCCGCTCCAATAATCTTGCCTGGTTTAACACCAAACTTTTCCATCAGTTTTAAGAGTTCTATAACTTTGTTCGCCATTAATAATAATTCCTTTTACGTTTAGCCAAGGCTTCATCTTTGTAGTCTTCTGGATGTTCTACAAACCCACCTTGTCTAAATCTCATTACAGCTTGTGTCATGGAATCGACAAGATCGTCGTGATCCCCATAAGGAAAAGCTGCGCATTCCTCAATAACCTCTTGGGCAAATTCTTTATGAGTTGGAGCCCATATTTGTCCCGACTCAAATAAAGGTGCTACAGCATTAACTCTACTGTGCTTGTCATTGCCTTTTGATGGTGTGAAGTTTATAACAGGGATACCCATTTTACGCAATTCATAAGTTAAAGGTAATCCAGAAGCTTTTGCTTCTACTAATACAGTTTCCGGTTGCCAATACTGATATTGTTGGTATGCTATCCTTCGAAGCTCAGGAAATTCAAATCGATCTTTAATTGAATCTAATAAAATAAGTTGAGGTCCTGAGTCTTCATCAAGATGAAAAACTCCCCAAGTTGTAATAGCTGAATAATCGGCGGTTTGTTTTTTCATGAATGCTGTATCATAACTTTGTATGACATGTTCAAGAGGTGGAATATAATCCTTATCCCACTTACGCCACCATTCCCTTTTAATAATAGCACCTTCTTCTGAAGTTGGATTTTGCATCCATTGTGCATTCCACTTTTGTAAACTGATTGAAGATTTAACACCTTCTAATTCTTCTAAATTCCAAAACTCTGGCCATACGGGTTTACCACTTGGAAGTATTGCAGGAAATTCTATCAGATCCCATTTGTCTGACTTTATGTCTCCCGTCGCTCGCAGCAAGGCACCAGTTAAATCTTTTACATTCCATCTTGTCATAACAAGTATAATTGCACCACCAGGCTGAAGTCGCTGACGAGGACCTGATGTATACCATTCATATGCTCTCTCTAATGCATCTATGTTTAATGCATCTTGTTCAGAATGAGGATCATCGATGATAAGTAAATCTGCACCTCTACCTGTGATAGCTGACCCGACACCCGCTGCATAGTATTCACCACCTTGTTCTGTTTCCCATTTACCGGCGGCTTGAGAATCTTCTCTAAGTCTTGTTTCAAACACTTCCTTATACTCAGGCATGTCCATTAGTGTCTTAGCTTTACGGCCGAATCTAACAGCAAGCTCTGTTGTGTGAGTTGATTGAATAATTTTTAATTTAGGTCTTCTTCCTATCATCCATGCTGGCAGCAGGAAGCTGGAGAACTCTGACTTTGTATGCCTTGGTGGCATATTAATAATTAATCTTTTTAATTTACCTTCAGCAATCAGGTTAAATTTTTCTGCAATAATTTTATGGTGGCCACCTTCTATAAATTCTGGCCAAACATGTTTAACAAAAGACATAAAATCATTCTGTACTTTTTCTATCTTTCTTTTTTTAGAAGCTAACATCCCTGCTTCTAGGAATTCTTTTTTAACGTCTTCAGGCAGTCTATTTATTTTACTTAAAAGGTCATTCATAAAAATTTTCTACAAAATTTTTGCATCTAACAAATTGATGATTAGAAGTATTTATAGGTTATAAAAGTCTAAATCAAGGTCTAAAGTCGCCAGCCGAGGGACCCCTTTATAAAAAGGTGTATCAACTTAATAGGAAGATCTAATAGATTGGAATGGCTTTGGGACCTCTCTCTTCTGTTATTAAAGAGAAGTGACCAGCCGCCCGTGTCGAGCGACTGGTGTCTTGTAACTAGACTCAGTCTAGTAGTGTATAGTATTCGTTAGGAAAATGTTTAGAGAACCAAGTTAGTCCTTGTTGCATAAGATTATAATCTTCGGTAACTTCTGCACCTTTAATCATATCGTACACAGCTACAGCAAACCAAGGTAGGCTAGCCGTTACGCCGCTATACATATTGGGTACTTCAATTAGTTTATCTTTTGCGTCAAGGTTTAGATTAACATCAAAGGGGATGCGATACTCTTTGCCTTGCCAGTTTATTACATGTAGTGGTTTAGTCATTTATATCCTTTCTGTTAGTTCATTAGCTATATCATCAGCGATATTATCATTCAATAACTTTATAGTTGTATCTGTATATGTACCTCTCCAGCCCTCTTTAGTTTCTTTTACAACATCTATAGGAGTTTCTTGTGGTTTAGTATTTATTCCAACTACAGTCATTAATTGTGTCATATGTTTAGCTAGCCAACTTTGCATACATCGTTCATCGCAAAAATATCGTTCCCATATGTAACCCCAAGAATGAGTTGTCATATCATATCTTGCGGCACGAGTTCGCAAAACCTTAGAGCCTTTTGGTCCTCTTATTCTGGACTGAGTTTTGTATGTATGACACTCAGGTCCTTGGCAAATATGTCTATTCATATTAATATTTGTAAGAGTTAATTTCTAAGTAGGCTATGATAAACCATGCACAATATAAAATTAATAATATAAAATTAAAAGTATTCATTTTTAATTATCCTTTCTTTCAACTATTGTTATGTCGCCTGTTGCTGTTGTATATCTATCTGCGTCTAAATCATAAAATGTAAATAGTTTTTGAATATTCTGTTTGCAATATTTCTCAACTGATTTCTCATTCCATAATCCAGCACGAGTAATAAACTTTTTATATTTCTTTGCAAAAAAAGTTATGTTGAATTTAGTTCCTTGTTTTAAGTTAAACATATTATACCTTTCTGATTTGTTTATATAGGGGATATTACTACAATATCCCCTATGTTGTCAATGTTAGTGTGTTGCAACTGCTGATTGTCTTGCTTTCTTAAACTGTTCAATCACAGATTTGTTATCTTGTTTTGCTCGTCTTGACTTAATAAGACTAGCCAAGTTTTCAGGTTGATAGATAGTAAGAGATACCCCAGCAGTTCTTTGCAGTTCGTTCTCATTAATATCTAAACCTAAAGCACCACACAAATCGATTGCGTCTTTAACATATTTATAATCTTTTAATGCTAAAGTTATATCTCGCATATCTTTCTGTATTGCTTCAGCCCAAGTGTAATAAGATTGAACAAATACTTGTCTAGCATTTTTAAATGCTCTCATCTGTTCAAATTCATTAGCTGAACAAGGAATAGTTCTTGAACGACAATAGCTAGTTCCGATTACATCTAAACTATATTTGTCTTTCCATTGTCCATATATTCCGTCCTCGTTGCTAAATCCCAAAAACTTTTTAATCTTATCAAGTTCTTGTGTGTGATGAGGATTAGAACGATTTTCTTGGTGTTGAACATTGATTTCAGGATTAAGTCCTGCACTCTTTAAATCATCTCTAAAGTATGCAATAGCAAAATCTGAATTACTAAATCGTCCACTTAAATTTGCGTCCAATTTAAAATCAAAATGTTCGTTGTTATCTTTTTCATCTTCAGTCGCCATTTCAGTATTGGCAAGATAAAAACAACTATCTTTTGCGACAACATCACACGCACTACCATATTTCTTTTTAAATGTTTGTAGTGTTGCAACATCATCTTTTGGGTATGCTCTACCAACTACATTACTAGCAATTTTAAAAGCTGTATTGTATGCAGTAGTTATATCCTCTTTAGCTGTCGTGTAGTTTTCTAGTTCAATTCTTTTTTCATTTTCAAAATGAGAAAGAATTATACCACCTATTTTTTTTCTTATGTCGGTGTTTAGTCTTAACTTGCTTTGTGTCATTTTATACCTTTATGTTTGTTAGAATTATTATTTACTATGACTTGACATTACTGTCAATAGGATTATATAGGATAGTGAGTGTTAAGTATAAAAGGAAACTTAATTGTATTACTTAAACTAGCACTCAATTGTAAGTTGTGGACAGAGAGTAATCTTCCTAGCTTGAACGGGATTAAAGCTATAGACAACCTGAGTGTACACATTAGGGACGGAACGCGCACGGTACGTTATTAATACTCGCCCGAACCCACAACTTACAAGTAAATCGGATGACTACCGATAATGACTAGCGGTCTGGGTCGTTTGCCACCGCTAGTTACAAGCAGCAAGCAACAAGCTACTTGACACTAAGATAATAGTAGGATAATATAGGATATAAACTAACAGAAAGGTATAATATGGGCTTAGATCAATACGCAGGTTTTCGTGATGAAGAGGGTAATGTTAAGGAAGAATTTTATTGGCGTAAACATGCTAGATTACAGCAGTTTATGGCAAGAGAATTTAACGAACAAAATAAAACTAAAAAACATAATACCGTTAATGACTTACAACATTTAGGTTTTAATGGTGGACAAGGTGGTGTTACAATCACAAAAGATTTAATTGAAAAATTAAAAAAAGCGATTGAATCAAAATACTATGATTACTTTGCTCCTGATGGTTTTTTCTGGGGACAACAGTTTCAAGAGGAACAGGTTACACAGTACGCTGAACAAGATAAGAAATTTGTTGAATGGGCTGAACAACAAATAAAAGAAGATAAAAAAATAGGCTATGATTGTAGTTGGTAATGATTGAACTATATAACATGATGCTTATCACGGACGTAATATTAGTTTTAATATTATGTACATTAATTTTAATATGGAGAAAGAAATGAAAAAACTAAAAGATCTAGGATTTAAAAAGGTCCCTGGCACTGAGCCAGGGTTTCACATGTATGAATTAACCCCGGCCAGGCTGCAGCAATTCGATGAGAATTTTAAGCCACAAGCTGCAAGCAACAAGCCACAAGCTCCAAGCCACAAGCAGCAAGCTTCGAGCAGCAAGCGACAAGCACTTGACAAATCTAAATAAAGGATTATATAGGAGATATGAAAGTAACAGAATTAGATAATATAACAGGCACGCTTAGCAAACCTTCTAAGATGCCAGGATGGAGCTACGGGATACCAGCCAAAGAATGCAATGTCGGATCTAAGCTTGCAAAAATTCCTGGCACGGTGTGCCATGGTTGTTATGCACTCAAGGGTTGTTACGTATTTCCTAATGTACAAGCAGCGCAATACAAGCGACTGGCTTCAATTGATCACCCGCTATGGGTCCAGGCAATGGCTGCGCAAATATTGCGCCATAAATCTAAATGGTTTCGCTGGCATGATTCTGGAGACATTCAGAGCTTCGATCACCTTAAAAAAATATTCGCAGTCTGTAACTTGACGCCCGATGTTAATCACTGGCTTCCGACGCGCGAGGCTAGCATCGTGGCACTAGTGACCCCTGAAGAGGTTCCAAGTAATCTAATTATACGAATTTCAGCAACTAAAGTCGACGGTAACCCGCCGACTTTCTGGCCTTATACCTCCAGCGTAGTAACTGAAAACAAGACATGTCCAGCAGCTGAGCAGGATAATAAATGCTTAAGCTGTAGGGCGTGTTGGGACAAGTCCGTTCCAAACGTGGCCTACGGTAAACACTAAATATGTTGGGGGTCTTTTGTCCGGAGCTATTAGGCCACAGAGGATTAAGCCCCCAGCGCCAAAATTCAATTTACTCATTTCAAGT